TATTTTATTCTCAGTGTCAAGATTAGTAGACAAATGAGTAATAGAAAGATAATCTTCAATATTGTAATCTATTTTTTTTACCGGCTTTATATATAGATTATTATTTATAACAACACTTTTATCTAATAATATATCGGGAGTAAAAACACAAAATTTATTAGTAGTTATATTGTTTATATACGATTTTTGCCCTTCAGTCCATCTTGTTGGCTCTATTATATGATACCCCAATGGATTAACAAATCCAATAGATTCTGATAATGATTGATTGTATGTTATCAATTCTGATTTAGGCATAACTAATAATTCTGAAATTGAATCTTCTTCCATTCTCCAATAAGCATTACCGGACCATCTGCCACGTGTCATCTTAATTACCGGAAACATTCTATAATCAGAACCACCAAATATAGGAAAAGCAATATCATTTTCGTTATTTCCTAATTTAGATGTTTGAGTAATATTTATCATACGCGAATCTTCCGGAACACCTAATTTTGTTCCTGCCTCATTAATTGAAAATCCTACAGCCTCTACAGCGGCAGTACTAAAACCTTGTGTAACCACATTCTTTTTCCTTTCACCCTGTACAATATAGATGCCTGTTATTTTGGGCATATAAGCCTCGTTAGCGACATAATACGCTTTGGCATACTCATACATCATTTCTACGCCTAACTTGTGAAAATGAAGCTCATTTGAAGCCACAGAGCCTTTATTGATTGCCTCTTTTGTCGGGAACTGGTAAAGACCAAGATCATCTCCTATTTCATAAGGATTAACATGCTCTTCTACTATATCATCATAAGTAAGTGGTAAGTATATTTCTGATGGGTAAGCATAAGGTGGTAAGACTTCCCATTTGGATGGGTCGGTTGATGGTGATTGTCCAGGCATAGTAACAACTAATGCTTTGTAATAGTCACTACTGAACATCACAGCGGAATCTATCTTGTAACTTATTCCGGAATCCCAATTACCTTTATATATATATGTTGTCATAATTAATATGTTTTATTCGTCAAAATCAAAATATCGGTAATTATTGAATGTGTGCGGAGTTATCATAATAATATCCGGATTCATCACGGTATAGCCAACTCTATGTGATACATAATTTGTGTCTTCTTGCAGTATAATATCTATTGCAGGATTCCCTGTCCAATCAACATTAACAGTCAAATCGGTATTAACATTAATAGGATTATCATCCACATCTACTGCATCAATTCGCAGATAGTCATTATCATCAGGATCAACGCCTATTTTAAGATAAATATCAATCCATTCTTTAGCTGTTGTAAACTCTTGCTCATTACCATAGCTTGTAATTCCTAAATTATTAACAACATAAGATCTTACATAGTATTTTTTATTAGGAGTTAAATCACCGATTAGAGATTCAAATGGATCATTACCACTACCATTATTTGTTTTAGTTAATAAGTCTTTTGTTGGATTTGGGCTTGTACTCCAACATACTCCTTTTTCTACTGCCACAGTTCCACCGCCGTCATCGTATATGCTACCACCGGACCTTGCATATGTTGGCGATACATCAAATACAGTTACCGTTGTTATAGACAAAGCACCACTTTTTGTAGTAACACTTTTAACCTCCGAATATATATAGTGATTACCTGCCAATTTAATATATACCCTATATTTATATGTTGAACTTGGAGACAATTCAGTTGCATGACCTAAATCTATTCCATAACCCGGACCAAATGAATGCACATCATCATTATCATCAGCAGTAGGATTTGTATTTTTTTTCCACATTATACCCCTATCAAGAACTTCTATATCTGTAGAATAACCAGTCTCAAACACAACACTGAAACTTGAAGCGTATATGTCTGATTCTTCTACATCATTAATACTCATTGACGGTATATCAGGAACTTTAATAACATTTGTTTTTACATTGCCCTCTTGCCATCCGCATACAGGAAAGACAGGTGTTTTATACCTGCCATCAATAAGGAATGATACACCAAAAGGATATATCTCATTCTCCATGTATTCATTCTCTGACGTGTTCTGGTCATGGACTTTATCAAAGTTATTATCAGGATGTATGACAGCCCTTGGCATGATACGTCTTGCCATTTCTTTAAGGTAATTATAATCAATTTCACCACCTTTCCAGTTAGCCCCGTAATACCTGTTATTAAGTTGTATTTGCGATTCACTCACATTATACTGTATATTGTCAGCAATTATTTCTTCAACCAGTATAGAACGTATATCATTATCACCATCAAATACTATATTGGCTGCATCATCAACCAACACGTATGATTTATTGATAAGGAAATTCTCCCTTGACAATATTCCATCAACACCAAAATAATATACTACTGCAACTGAAACACGTTTGTATAGTGGATCGGCATCAGTAACATTAAGTGTGATATTCTTGGATACTCTTATATCTCCTGTATTGGCAACACCAACAGCATTGTTTGATTCGGTTGAACCTGCATGTATTGTTATCGGACCGACTTCTTTAATGAAAGGAGTAGCATTTAATATTTCATCTTCATAACGTACATAAAAGAAATAAGTGCCGGGCTTCATATTCCCTACACTTCCTATTGATGTTGATATTTCAGGAGCTTTAGTGATAGATTTATGAAAAGCAAATTGAACCTTGCTTGTGAACTCTGTATACTGCCTGTCCGTACTCTTACCATTCCTGTCAAGTCCTGTGTTGATAACAGCATTGGGACTAAGCCCATCACAAAGATATAAATCTACCGAACCATCATGACTTTCCTTTGCTATCACTTCAAGTAACTTATCCCTGCTAAACCCTAATAACTCTGCCGGTATAGACAGTTTAGATGGACTGCCCGGACCATTAGGAATAATTCTAATATCACTTACCCATGTAGTACCATCACTGCCTTTATATGACCAGACGTTAATAAATGCCTCAGAACCGACGATCCTATGCGTGATGATATAAACTATACCATTGAACACAATAGAGCCAATAGGAACCTCGTTAGTATCAAATTCGGCTATCTTGGTAGTACCCTTTATTGACGTTACAACAAAACCTTTATCATCCCTGGATATTAAACAGCCGTTAAGCATATACAGATACGATGATTGTGGTATGATTGTATAGTCAATACCCCTTGTCATTCCTTTATTGAAAGTGTTTATGTGCTGCATAGTGTCAATTATAAACTGTAAATATCTCCACCACTTAACGTAGGCGATTGAATACCATATACCATTTCAAGATAATCACGGCTGATGATATAGTTATGTATATCCCTCAGCTCATTATCAGTCATACCATCCCAGCTTCTATGAGCAGCTTCTATCTCCCATTCCTTACTCTCGCATATCTGCAACCATCTCCATTGTGGTACTTTAGGAGGTATAACTGTTGCATCCTCTTCAAACATCTTATATACACAATAAGCGTAACAAGCCGGTTCATAACCTTTCTTGATAAGAGGATATCCTGTCTGTTCATCAACAGGAAGAGAATAATAATCTATATAGACCTTTGACGGCTGATTAGTATCTCCGAATATAAGGTAATCACCCTGATATACATATCCGGATAATAGATTGCCATCACTATCAAATACACCTTCAAGTTTAAATATATCAGCAGGCAATGTAGCCCTGCCATCAACTATCTTCTTTGTATCCCCATCAACAACACAATACCTTTTGTTAGGCACTAAACCAACAGGGTCTTTAAGGTAGTCGGTAATAACCTCGCTGCACCATCTTACCACTTCTACACGGCTTATCTCCGATGCTTTACTCTTGTATGTGGATACTATACGCATGTAGATATCCATTGCTGTTACATATTTATTTCGTGTATTCATTTTGCTATATTATTTCTTGTTTATATACTTATCAACGTATTCTTTTTTCCATGCTAATGAATCTTGTGGAGTTCCAATAAATCTAAAATTTTTTTTCAACTCTTTATCATAATCAAGAGGGTTAAAATTACTATGTATATATTTTATTTCATCTGATCTTCCAGGCGCATAAGAAACCAAATGTTTATTGTGTATAGTTACAGCATGATACGGTGTATTTTGTATATCTCCCGGTTCTGCATTATCTACTTCTTTAAAACCATATTTTGTTGGATTTTTTCTTAGTTCCATATTTGAAACAACAGGTTCAGATAACCCTTTTAAGTAACCAATATCCTTATAATTACATGATGCAGATGTTATGCAATTATTTCTATAAAGCCCTTTTGTATTTACAAAATTACTATAAATTTCTTTGTCTATTTTTTCTAAATGTATTTTTTCGTTTAAATAATCTATACGATCTTTATCTTTTTTTGATAATTCTCTAGGTCGTGTTTTTAATTCTATTTTTGATTTAAATATAGGTAATAGATTATTTATGTTTTTATCTGCCCAAGGAATATCTTTGCCTTCATATTTAGAAATAATATTATTTATTTCTCTTTCATATAATTTTATATTTTTATCTGCATCATCAATAAAGCTTTTATATAAATTTATTATATCATGATCTATAAGCCTTTCAGGCAATGGCGAACCTTTTGTCCTTTTACTTGCATATTCTACAGCCATTTTTCTTGCTTCTGCAATACGACTGGTAATATATTCTTCTTCTGATGGTATTGTTGGAGTCATTTTACAGATGATTTAAAGTAGTTATAGTTATTAAGAACCTTTGTAACATATTGCTGTGTTTCTGCATAAGGGGGAATACCATCTTTAGTCTTTCTTCTTCTGGGGTTACGTCCTGTCTTATTAGTACCGTACAAGAAATCATTGACAGTACCCGGTCCGGCATTATAAGCGGCAAGAGCAAGCCTAATATCACCGTTAAAACGTTCCATCATCTGTTTCAAATATCTTGCGCCACCACTGATATTCTGGTTGACATCGTAAATATCTGTTACACCCAGTTCTTTTGCTGTTGCAGGCATAAGCTGCATAAGACCTTTTGCAAGAACTTTTGTACCTTTCCTGCTTGTTGCATCAGGTTTGAAACCACTTTCCTGTTTGATAACGGAAGCTATAAGCAATGAATCAATACCATGTTCATCAGCAGCGGCATTAATCTCGTCAGCGTACTGTCCTGTATAGCTTTGACGCGGATGATTTTCCCTCTGTCGTACAGGTTCTTTAGAAATGCTAAAAGGGTCTTGCCTGAAGCTGTAATCGCTCTTTGGCATACCCTTGCTGTTTACATAAAGACTATTGGGCATGATAGATGAATTTAATCTCTCCACATGTTTGCTGTACAGCCCATAATCCTCTTCCGTCATATTGTATCTTGGCAATCCCATCTTAGTTAGTATTTTATTCCGTTATCTTCATTTTTTTGAACTCTCTTCTTAAATGTAGGACCTAAAGAAAAATATGGTTCACCATATCTGAACTTATTATATAAAATCTGCCAGTCCACTTCTATACCTGTATATATACCTTTTTCTTTCGAACGCTTTCTATCCTTTGCATAACCTTTGAACTTGGTACTCCATACCCTTGTCCGGAGAAAGATAGTGCCTATTTTATTCAACTCTACTCTATTGCCTTTGATAAGCTCCTCGATCACTATCTTTGAATATTCAAAGAGAACCTGTACAGCCATTCCGTAAATGATGTGGCTCTTGGGATGCGTATTGACCTTATAGTCCACATGTTTGATTCTCTTTTTAAGTACTCTCTCGGCATAAGGTATGGATGATTGAGTAAACTTACACTCCATATCAACAATGTCCTTATAGTCGTATTCTTCAATCTTAATCGTTTTTACTCTCTTGTTTATTCTCGACTTCTTCTCTTTAATTACCATCTTTAAATGGGTTCTTGCCATCACGAAATTGTGGGGCATAGTTATCTTTCATATCTATATTATACGCCTTTTTAACAGCACCAAAATAATCTGTTGTCTTATCATTACGCTTTTGAGATGCATACATATCATAAGAGATGTTTTCAAAACGTGTAGGACGTGTTGTTCTGATTACGTACATAGGCTGGATATGATAAGTGTTTCCTTCATATTCTACTATATACAAATCATTCATGGCATCGTACACGTACTCGAAACAAACACCTTCATAAAATGATTGTCCGTTAATCACAAACGTATCAATAAGAACTATATACATTATTCTTCCTCCTGTTCTTTACTTTGTTTTTGTTTGGGTACATTTGCATTCTTAGTCTCATCATATCCATTGTTTATAACATCTACAGGCATACCAAACTTACTTGCTATATGCTGAAACGTTACTATTTCAAGCTGACGAAGATTATTAGCACCGATAGGATACATCGATGTTTTATAATCATAATCCGTAACCATCTCCGGATATTCAAATATACCACGTAATATTAAATCAACCTCTTCTTGACTGTTTAATGATTCATGTTTTACCAGCAACATGTTGCCCTGGTCACAAACAATAAAATTATTCTTACCGTAAATATGATGTTCATAAGCCATAAACTCTTCATAAGAACAATAATGCATGGTTAGATTGCTAAAGGTGAGATTCTCTTTTGATATATTCTGTATGTTCTTGCGACCACATCCATTCATAAGTGATGTCGGTAATTCAATATCGGAATACATATACACTTCATCTTCACCCGAACCTTCGAAATATGCCAATGCCTTTACATCTATCTGTTGATAGAATTGCGTTAGAGCATCATTAGAGACGTATAGCGCCTTTATCATAGCTGCTCTGGTATCATTGACCATTCTGATAATAAACTCGTCATACAGCTTTATATCATCATTTAAATGAGGTCTGAGCTGTAGCTTGATACTTTCGACTATACTTTCAAGTGTTACCATTAGAATAAATTAATAAGTTGATTCTTTAACATTATATGATACAAAACTGTCAGTACTAAATATGCTGCTATCTCTACCCACCATGTTATGTTCTCTCTAAGGTACTTTACAGCCACCACAACAAGAGATAATATAACAAATGATACTGACATATACCAATAGCCTACAACAGCCATAAAAGCCAGCATAGCACCTATCCCGACAATAGCACCAACCATATGAACAGTCCTCTCCATTCCTAACTTATGAAATGCAGGAGATGCACCGACAAAACATATTCCTGCTCCTGACAAGAATACCAATCCGTTACCAGTCAAATCAAGTCCTATTATCATTGCAGGTATGGCATAACCCCATGTAGCAACAGTAAACAACCATTGCATATTCCTGGGCAACCTGTAATAACTCTCACTTACTGATGATTGAACACCATAAACCAATGTTATAAAAGCTATATAACCAAAGAAACATATATTCATCAATAAATATAAACCATCCATATCAATTCGTTTTAAAGTAAAAAAGGGCAGGTAGATAATCTCCACCTACCCTTTGATTAATATTCAAGTACTAAATTATGGTACTGTAACAGCACATACAAACGTCTTTGCACCATCAACGGTTGTAGCCGTGATATTGGTATTACCCGCAGCCTTACCGGTAACAAGACCAGCATCACTAACAGTAGCCTTAGTAGCATCACTTGATGTATAAGTAATACCCTGATTAGCTTCAGCAGGAAGAATAGTCAAGGTAGCACGGAAATCAAATGTTCCGGTTGTACTTGCAAGTGTCTTGGCAGCCAAAGTACCATTGATACTCTGAACACGTACAGGATACTTAACAATTTCAAGATAATCTTCCAATGAAGCATTAGTACTTCCGGCAGCATCAGTCATTGATGGTACAGCCAAAGGATCACCGGTAGGAACTGCCAATGCAGTAAAGATATCATCATCAATCAACGCTTTAGGGATATACAGATTGTAAATCTGTTCTCTAACATTGTACGCTGATGCACTTGTATTATCATAACCCGGAGTCTTCTGAATAAGCTGAATCTTCACATACTCGGTAGACGGAAGAGGCTGTTGAACAATCTGTCCTTCGTTTTCAGCCTTGATAGCAAACAAACGGGCAATCTCTTCGTAAGTAAGCGTATTCTTTTTGAACGCTACATTCTCAACCTGCGTGAAGTCATCAAATGTACGAACGGTAAATTGAACACCTACTTCTTTAGCTTCCAGTACCAATGTCTGGTCTGTTCTTGATGCTACAACAGCAGCACCTATATTAACAGCATTGCGGTTAAGCTGAACATCAGCATTGATAGCAGCAACAAGACCGTTAACGATAGTTTCCTTATCGGTATTGTGAAGAGTTCCTACGGTGTTTGTAACAAAAGCAGGAATCTTATACTGATATGATTTTGATACCGGGAATTGCTCATGCCCAAAACCACTGTACAATGGCTGACGAGTAATCTCAATCTCAAATACTTTAGAACCACGACCATCCCACAGCCATGCTATGGATAAAGTCTTTTTCTGTTTAGTGCCTGTAACGGCTTCAAGTACCTTAACATCTACTGTTCCCGCAGGAATGTCGATGCCAGGCTCTTTGATCACAAGATGCGGACGACCGGTAGCCACCCCACCTTCATAATACATACCGAAATCTTTCGTCGATAATGTGTTGAATAAAAAGTCCTGACGACCTCTAATTAAATTGCTCATAATATCAATTATTTAATTTTATTTGTTGTTCAGTCAAAAAGCTTTGATAACGCGGGTCTGCATTACCCTCTATATACATCCTTGCTGCTGCGTTAATAACCGATACTGACATCTCCTTACTAAACTGGAAATATTTTGTATTATCAGTAACATCAGCAACAGGAACAACATCAGGATTAACATAAATATCAAAATTCGATGTTATCCCTGTTGTATATCCTGATGGTATAAAGATGCGTAATTTCTGTGATGAAGAATCAACAACAGGAATATAGTAACATTTGTATTTTGACGGCTTGGAGTAGTAACCATTTAAAACTTCCGTTTTCTCAGCAGAAGAAAGAAGATGACACTTCACGTTCTTTATTGTTGCTGACAGGTTAATACTCACCGATGCTATACGCCTGTAACCAGATGTGCTGTTGATAGTACATATACATGATGTAAAGTTATCATTGGTATCAATTGTCATAGTCTGGGATTTAAGAGTCTTTCTCAATGGAGATAAATCATCATAAACCTTTTTGCTCATTTCCAATGTCGATAACCGTGTATTGACAACTTCTTCAATAGCAAGGTTGAGAACACGTGTGAACTCTTCCGGTACTACTGTTCCTACCCTGGCTTTCTTAACCAAGGTAAGGAAGTCTTTATACATGTCTATATACTTAGGCTTTTCCATCACTAATTACTTTAATGCTGTCGCTTTATCAAGCTGATCCTTTAAAGGAATAAATATCTTTTCGTTTTTATCGTCAAATAGGAACGCGGCTGCTTCCATCTCTCCTGCTCCAAGCATAACGTCACCATAGAACAAGTATCCGTTTGTCTGCTTCTTTATCAATGAATAATAAATAAGCTTCTTAACAAATACCAATTTACGGCTCGATTCTGCTTTCTCGAAGTACTCTACTACCTCTTTAGGACTCTTTTCTACCAATTCATATATCTTAGCCTCTGCCCTCTTGTGAGATGCATTAGCGGCTGTTTCACCGAAGTAAAACAACATATCAGACATATCAGTCAGCGCTACAAGACTATCTACCTTTGCATAAGCCTTAGCTCTTACCTTTGAAATATCAATAAGCTTTTCGGCTTCTTTTTCAAGGTTCTGCATGTAGAAGAAATGTGTGCCATTGATAGCTTCATCCTTAGACTTAGCGATTTCCGGAACAACCATATAAAGACAATACAGTGCGTAGTCACGTGTAAGTAAATACTTACCACCTTTCTTTTGTAGAACGAGTTCATCGTTATTACGCAACATGTAATTCTCTTTATACGATATGATCAAATCCGACTTTGACAATTCATCCTCTGATAAATGTTCCTGACCTGTTACAAACTTTCTGTTTACAGGGTCTGTTACTGCGGTCACTAAAAACGGCTTTTCTTTATATTTCTTATTGATAGCGTATATTTTTACTCTTTCCTCCACTATCTCTTCTTGTTTCTTTGCCATTACTCTTTTTTATTTAAAAATTAATACTTAATACGCTACAGGACGGTACATCTCGGCAATACCGTTAATATCCATCAAAGCAGCTCCTGTTTCCCACAATACATGGTGGTGACGACCGTCAACAGAGTTAGCCATATCACCGCCTTTGTTGATACCGTTAACATCACCTTCCAACCATGAACGTTTACCAAGGGCAAGCAATTCGATAGCAGGTTGATTGATTTCAACATCACCCAAAGATACGAAGATAGCATTGTGAGATGTATTACGTGTTCCATCAGGACCGTAAGAGGTAGCTCTCATAGGAGAATCAAACCATGGCACGACAGTCGGGATAATCTTAACACCACCGAACTTGTAGTACTCGTAGTCAAGGTTGATACCTTTCTTCATTCCTTCAATTTCAACTGTCTTAGGATCAATACCGGCTTCTTCTTTCATCAGACGCGCAAACTCTTTGTACCATTGCATACCGCAGATAACAGCAACTTCAGTTCCCCATGAAGAAGAATAGATGGATATGTTTTCCATGATATTGTCAATAGTACGTGTAGTCATCACGTTGTAAGGTAAGCGCCATGCACCATCACCCTGGTTGAGGATACCATCACCGGCCATAACTTCAAAGCCTTCTACTGTACGAAGAACAACTTTATCATCAGGAGTAACGGTTGATTTACCATTCAGAATCTGACGTTCACGGTACATCGCTGCACGTTCCATCATTTTAAGCTGTGCATGGTCAACCCACATCTTAACACCATTGTGCTCTACCCAAACAGCATTAGGACGATATTCTTCGGCTGTACCGGAGATAGACCATTTCAAACGCTGAATCGTCATGTGGGTGAAAGCTGCTTCATCGAAAGTATATTTTTCGTAAGCAGTTTCAGACATTTCTTCAAATGCAGTGTGCGAGATACTTACTTCCTGACCAATACTAAGCAGATTAGGATTAACGTAATCAGCTGCATTGTTTGTCATAACTTTTACACGGTACAGATATACACCACCTTCAATCTCTTGTGGCAGCATGGTATCACTAACGTGTACATAAGTTAAGTTATCTGCAAGTTCCAGTACATCTTTAGGAGAAAACCAGTTCGTATCAAGATACAGGTCAATCCATGTCTGGTTCTTACCGGGCATTGTCGGGAAAGCATCACATTTAAAACCTACATTGTTGAAACCGATGATACGTGCTTTACGGTCAGGATAACCCTTAACCTTCCACATTACCTTACGATTACCAACAACTTTGTATTTTCCTGATTTAGGATTCAAGGGATCGGCTAATTTGCCGGAGAACATATTTCTGCGCGCTAACAGCGAAGTAAAAGCCGATATATTCTTATCGAATAAGGTTGTTACTTGCGGTAAAATCTCAGGCGCTGAAATCAGGTATTGCGACATATGTTTCGATGTCGGCGTTTCATTAGCAAACTCTTTAGGAGTTCCGGGCAAAATTCTCATGATTATATGAATTTAATTTTGTTATTGTCCAGCAGGACGCCTTAACAGTTCAAGCTCTGCTTCTAAACTATTAGGCTCTTGCTCTCTACTTCTGGTTCCGGTTACTGAAGGAGTTATTTTGAGTTTCTTCATTAACTCTTCTTTACCGGATTCCTTACCTTTAGTGATTAATTCCATCACTTTATCTTCTCCAAATTTTGTAGCTAACAGAAACATCTTGTATAATGTAATATCGTTTGACAATATTTCATCAATACCCCTCAGCCCTGTTGACTTGTCTGGTGTTGTAAGCTTTTTAAACTCTTCAAGATATGCTTTATGATCTTCCTGATTGACAGGAATGCCATATACATTTTCTATCTTGGATACATCCAATTCGAGTTTAGTATATGCTTTGTTTAAATTTTCAATTATCGAGTCATATTGAGTTTCAAACTGTTTTTGACGGTCAGCTTTAAATTGCTCTGTCAATGACTTGTTATACTCTTCAATATTAGCTTCAATCTGTTTTGCAAGGTTATTCTTTTCTACCTTGGTTAGCTTTTCAATGTATTGCTTAACATCATCTTCCGTAAGACCATCAGGATTATTTGTTTCATCATATTTGCCATAGCGGGCATATAAATCAAATTCTATCTTCTGGTCAATACTCATTTTTGATGCATCAACATACTGTGAAGAAACGGTATCCACCAAATCATTGATGGTAATATCCGGATTCTCGATAGCCATTTCCTGGATTTGTTTAGCCAACGGATGTAATTCGGGTTCTACAATACCATACTTCTTAGCAATGAAAGGCTTTAATAATTCCTTTTCATTATCTGCCGTAATATTTTTAGGCATTTCAAAGCCTTCCAAATCCTTTACAATATCCCAATCTTTACTAGGTGTGTATGGAGTACCACCGTCACCACCATCATTATTGCCACCTTGCGAGCCTGCTGCGCCATCATCTCCTCCTTTACCATCATCTCCACCACCATCGTCATCGAACGCTCCATCAGGGGCTTGTAAACGAGCCAAATCGTCAGCAATAGAACTGCCACCGTCACCTTCATTACCTGCCTGTTCCATTAAAGGAAAATAATCTTTTACTATCATGGCTGCATGTTTTTATCAGTTCCTAATAATGATGATTCCGGTATAATAGTAGCCAGCGCAGACTTAATGACTAAATCCTGTGCTGTATGTTCAACACTCTTGATATCTACAATGGCAATATCACCTGCCTTGTATGTTTCTGAAGAACTCTCCATGATAATACAAAGATACGGATGAACGCCCATGAAATCTTCCAATGACATTTGCTTCTTGTCCATTGTGATTACTTTCTTTTTTCTTGGCTCTAATGTCAAAGCACATGCTAAGACATAACCCTTTCTACATGTAAACCCGGTCTTACCAGGTTCTGCTACCTCAGCAAGTGATTTATACTTGCTAACACTTTTGTTTTCTTCTTGAATTTCTTCAATTTTCTTTAATAACTTTTCTCTAAACATAATACTTAAGTTTTAATAATTATGAGACAAATGTAAATATATTTTTTAAATTATCTATCTTTTATGTTATTTTTATTACGCATGTTCTTTTCTTTATCAACTGATGTCTTTCGTATAGACTGAATATCGCTTTCCTTTATATTCATTTCATTGAGTATAGCATTAATCTTTAACTCGAATGATTTAAGCATTTCCTGTACACGGTTACTTCTACCTTCTTCTTCAAGATATGCTGATTCAATCTCGTTTTCAGATGCAGCTTTAAATACGTCAACCTGCGTCTTGGTAGCAAGTTCTTTTTCTTTGAACTGTGCTTCCCATGCAAACTTCTGATTCTCGAATTCTAACTTAGCCTTTTCAATCTCTAACTTGGCAGCTTCCATCTGCATCTTCAATTGTTCAAGCTGCATGTCAACTTCTGCTTCCATCTGTATAGTTTTCTGCTTAGCTGCCTCTTTAGCTTCTTCTGTTGACTGGGCATTAAGCTGACGTATCTCGTTGGCATCCTTAGAAGCCTTTATAAGCTGCTTCTCAAGTTCATTAATATCTTCTACCTTGTAAATAGAAACAAGAGAATCCAAAGGTAGTTCTGTTCGTGACCATGCATTAACGGCAACTTCCCTTAACTCTTCAAGACGTGTATCTTCTTTGATGTTATTATGAGTAAACACCCTGAAATCTGATGCGTCCAAAAAGTTATCCGGTATCTGTATAAGTATCTCTTCCAAGTCCGGATTAAAGTAGTTGATAACTTTACCTTTCTTCCATACAAACTGTATTTTCAGGTTAAGATATAATTCAAGCGCTTTATTAAATACGGCATCATTTTCTGAATACTGCATTTCTGTTATCAGTGCCGACTGTTCATTAGACATCCTTACATTTTCAACAGGGTCTTTTGATTCAAATTGTCCCTCTGCCGGAGGTGTAATACCCATTAGTTTTCCTATTAACGCCTCTATACCTGCAAGAACACTGTCAATATACTGAATACTTTGTGATAATGTATCATCATAATTCTGAAACTGGTTATACGTTGCAGGAACTTTACGACCTTTCTTTATAGTCTCGATCCACATAGTACCCATCTTACGAAGATACATCCACTTATTAACGGACATATCATCGGGCTTCTGTGATTTATCCATTATCATACCCCTAACACCTGCAAGGGCTATGGTAAGCTCTTTCTTGTAATTAACGATATCATATAACTCGATAAGTTCACGTACCCTGTAAATAAGCGAATAAGGCTTCTCAGATGTTCCATTATATGTTCTTGATACTAACGGCAGGGATGGTAGCCCGGGTGTGTCCTTGGGTCTGAAAACAGCGCTCTGCTTGCCATGATTGATATGAACTATATTACCGATAACGGTACATGCATATTGGTCATATAATAATACTCGTTCTTTGGTTTCACCTTTTTTTAATTTGGCGTCTTTTTCTGTAAGGTTATAATAGTATTCACCGGGTCTGTGTTTATTGGGTGACTTTTTGAAATGCACTTCCCTTGGCAGTAAGAACCATACCCTCCATACTGATATGGCATCATGTGTTGAATGCAGGTTTTCTGATGGATCGAAATATGCCGTGTTTCCTGTATAGTTACGAAGATTGGCATAATCCCCTGTCTGGTACATACTCAATATAGTACGTTCGTTGTCTGTAAGCTCAAACTCGCTGTATATTTGTGATAATGACATGTACTCCTCAACAGCACACCATTCACCGTTCTGTGTCCATTTATTGTTACCACCCCTGTTATAATAAGCACGTCTCGCTTCTATACGTTTAAAGATAACATCTTCTCTTCGCTCATCATAGTAAACAACGTATGTAGGTTTTCCTGTAACAATCTTTTCTTTGAATCCTATATGCCAATGGTCATACAAATCTTCTGTCTGTATGGCACTCTTTAATGATGCGTTGGCTATCTGTTCCATAATCTCCACATCGGAATGCATAAGGAAGTAATCTATCTTCTGACGTAACTCATCTGAATTGATTTTTTCTCTTGACAATGCCCGGATTATCTTATCGTATTCCAAACGTATCAATGGTAAGTTAGCACGTAACTGTTGCAACTGCATAGCTATCTCTTCATTTTCAGGTTGCACGTTAAGCTGCTGCATAAGGTCATTCAACTTATCCTGTACCATCTGTATCTGTGCATCAAGAACGGATGAATGTTCTTCATAGATAGAGTCAACGGCTTTAAGATACGATTCAATACGTTTCTCGAATTTCTTCTTCAATGTCCTTTCATCCATGGCAACAGCACGAAAACGGAATATCCTCCGCATCTGTTTTGATTCAAGAAGATTAAGTTTACTGCGTACTATCTCGTTACCTATGTTCCTGAAACGTGCCGGATATGAAAAGCCTTCAACTTTTGTAAGATAATTGAATTTAGAATTGTTATGAACACCGGTATAGATATCCCAACACATCTTATCTTTAATCTTATCATTTTCAAATGAAGATGATGCCTGAGATATAATATCCCTGGTATATTCTTTTATGTCCGCTTCACCGGCATTGTTGCTATATAATAGTTCTTTTCGCATATTAACCTGCTATTTGATATTTTATATTACCATAATTATCTTCCACGTAAGCACCATAATCACCTTCCTCATCTTCATCTGACTGCGAATATACTGCTATTTCCTGATCTTCTATGTCTGATGCTACATTTAATGCGCATGATATTGTTATGTCACAGTTATAATTCTTATCTTTTCTGAACTTGGCAAACGCTTCTATCATTTCCAAATCATACATCTTATCTATCACGGCATAATCATCCTGTTTGATAAAGTCACGCCACATGTTAAGTGAATGAGGAATGAATGATTGCTCGATACCGTATCGCTGGCTTGCCTGCCCATCCTTGACATATTGGCTTATAACCATAGCAGGTCTCTCTTTAAGTAAGAACTCGTAACCACGCCTTTTATAATAGTCAAATATCAACACATTGGAATACTCAATCAGGTTTTGACATTCACCATAGTACAAACACAGCTTGATAGTATCTTCATAGAAAGCATAAGAACCACCTTCTTCTTCTGTAGGTCGTTCCGTTACCCTTGCTACCCAGTGTTTATATGTATGGCTTGAATCAAGTACTTTCTTGAATATGGTACAACTACCTTGTGAGGAACTTGAATTACTTTCATCCTTATCATAACTGTCTGTAGCGGCATTATAAAGATTTACCCATACATCACCGCGAGCATCTTTTTCCGGTCTTTGCTGTATAACAAAACGACCTTCTTCATCCGGATTACATACAACACCTTTTGACCAGTCAAATGGATCTACCCAATCAAGACGTGCATTAAAAGCTATCTGTTCATCTTTATTGTTTAATATCCATCTCTTCCTGTCATTGAGTTTCTGCATTGCTGTTTCACCCAAGAAACTTCCTGATGTTATCATAAACATCTGTGACAGATAAAATGGCTTTTGTGTTATAGCACGGTATCTTTCAGTAGCGTTTTTAGTTGACAGGTCTGCATTAATTGCCACTATACTCTCTTCTATGAGCGAATTGCCATCCTTATCAATAATTTCAAATTCATATGATGGAACAAACGCTCCTACTTTTTCAGATCCTCTAAAATTATTTTCTTCCCATATATTATCAAACTCCAACAATCCGAATGATGCTGGATTGTATGACATCTTTTGCACGTCAGCAACAGATTCATCCATGTCACCACCGGTCCCGATATACATTTGATAACCTGTCTTAACACCCTCTGCAAATAATGACGGCTTAACGAACTCTGACGTTTCTGTAAGAGTTCCCTTTTTCCATTTACCAATCTCTTCGTATAACACAAAGAAAGGAGAAAGACGTGATACTGCCTGCGTGTTATCTTTCGCTGTTATACAATAGACCTCGCTACCATAACCTTTATACAGTGTCCGTTTTTCTCCTGTCTCCTCATCTTCCCATTGCTCAGTATATGTCGCTTTGATATAGTCTGCTCTATCTGGTTTTCTTCTTTTATAGAACTCGCTGTCACCAAGATTATTTAACCCGGTAATAACGTTCTGCATTGTCTTTTCAGCATAGTCGCCCTGTCCTGCTACTATAACCGATACTGATGACGGTAGAAATATAAAGTTATATGCTATATTAGCAGCACCGTACTCGCTGAACCCTTTTTGTCTGGATTTAGGAAAGATATTGTCTTTCTTAAAATAAAACATCATTTCAAGAACCATGAACTTGAAATAATCCAAAGAAGTAAATTTTGGATTACGTTTTTCTTTTCTGTCAGAATCATCAAGCTTAGCAAATATAATCCAGAAGTTAAGATAGAAATACATTCTGCCTGGTATCCATATAGTATGTCCTCTACGTGTTGCTTTGGGAACAACATAGCCCTTGATACATCTCCTGTACTGTTCTATCCACCATGCTTCATATTCAGGATGGTCTCTTTCAGGCATAGCTTCATCAGCATTATATACTACAGGCGAAAAACGTTTAGTGTCAACAAAATCCCTTGTTAAACACGACTTATTAAAATCAGGTATCCACTGAGGATGCAGTTTTAATATATCACCTAAATATGTAAGCTTTACATGCGCCATTTATTTTACCAGTATTGCCGTTCCTATTACTCCTACACCGAGATATATCCATTTCTCATTCTTCTTCCACCACGTGTTCTGCTGTTCAAGTTTCTTTTGTAATAACAATACATCATCCTCACAACCACTATACATACCTTTAATCCTGTTTGTTTCACTAAGCTGCTTATCATACTTGATATTAAGGTCTGCTATCGTAAGGCGATGAAGAGATATTTGCCCTGTCTGTATATCAATAACTGAATCCCTGTTACTTATAATATCCTGCTGAATATCCACTATTTCTAAACAAGTTTCAAGATTTATAGTATCATTATCATTATAAATATCTTCAAGCTGTTTGCGTAATTTTTTATTCTCTTTATCAAGTGAAACAATCTGTTTGTCTTTAGACTTGATTTGAGCCTCTCTAAGCGCATTTATACTGTCAATGGATACAATATACCTTTTATGTGCTTCCGTGGCTATGCTATCAATTAAATGACGTCTGAGCTTATTTACATCAACCTGGTCGATAGTATCATCAATATCATCATTACATTTGGTTATAATAGCGGATACTGTCAAAAAAAGAATAATAGCACCAAGTATATATACCAAGTGCTTACTTATCCATTCTGTTATTATTTTGATTATTTTCATAATTCTATCCGTTAAATTCATTTACTTTTTGTCCGGTATCGTAACAATCAATATGTAACCACGTAACATCTTTTTCAATCCTTACATTGTATGGCAATAGATGAGAGTTTTGTTTAATTAGCCCCCTTGCTTTAGCCGCTGTCATTCCCGAATTAGCACCAAATACAAAATCCATCCCTGCACCGTTGGCATGAGCTGTCAGATATATTTGATTCTTCAACGTCTTTTCTTTGCACAGAGGACATATATTGCACCTCAAACCCCTTTGAGTGTTCTTGCCACCAAACTTGTAGTCGTTACATACCATTCCAACCTTTAGAATATCCTCTCTTAAAACAAGAACGGTATGAAGTATCTCCGTATCGAGAAACTGCCATGATAGGTTTTTAAATCTATCATAGGTATGCTTGCAAACTAACTCCTGTATGTCGAAGTATTTACTTAGTTTTTCTATGATTTCTTTTCTTTCCATTTTTCTCTTCCTCCTCATTAACTATGTTGGACACTTCTTCTCCGAAAAAGTCCTTAAACTTCAGGGCAACTAAAGCATATAGTATTTTGAAAAATAATATCTTTGGATATGCTGTTTTTAAGTTTCGTAATGAATTTCTCAAATAAACATAGATAGCTATACCCATCATCGACTGCACTGCGATATAGCTGCTACCACTAATATTCATTAATTCAAACAGACCTTTTACAGTATAAATGACTATCAGTATCAATGCAAACTCCGCTAAACTATCTTTAAACTTGTTTCCACTGAAGTTCTGAAACAGCATGATGGGAGGAAATATCCTCTTTAGCTTTATCTTGACCTCATCCGCTTCAAAACCAGCAAGTATATTGCCGACAAAAGCAACAAACAAGGCTATAATAAACGTGTAGGTACTTTCAAAATAAGCTGTAGCTGCTGATATGGTTGCTATTATGCTCGCTCTTATAAAATCCCATATTGCATCTTTGTCGATGATGTTTAGTAGTCGCTTCATTCACGTTTACTTAGATGTTAATATTCTGTTTAGTGTCATATCTTGATAGCTCATATCAATTTTTACATAATATATTTTTCTATTTCCGGTCTCAAAATCTGAATATCTTCTTCCGTCAACTCAAACTGGCAAAGAATACCGCTATCCCTCTTTTGTGAGATACGCCAGACCCTGAGCGTATCATGTCGCCTATGAATTTAAAGGGTTTCATCAGTTTGAATTTTAGGGGTTAGTAGCTCAATATCTTCCTGTGTCAACTCAAACGGGTAGTTACCTTC